TGTGCCTCAAGAACCTAAACTACAACAAGAGCTGTTGTATGAGCGTCCTCCTTTACAAGAATCCAAACCTGTTTCATTTTTAGAAACAGCAGCTAATGCTATTATACCTTCTGCTGAAGCAACTGAACTACCTAACGATTCTTGGGATAAGGCTTTAGTAGAAAAACAATTATATGATCGAGGTAATACTGTAATTCCTTCTTTAAATGGTTTTGAAAATGTAATGCCTTCTGTATATAAATGGGAAGGTGGTTATCAACAAATGAAAAATGATTCAGGTAACTACACAAGTTCAGGTAAACTTATAGGAACTAATAAAGGCATTAGTGCTAAAGCACTAGAAAGTTATTTAGGTAGAGAGCCTACAGTTGATGAAATGAAAAACGTAGATCAAGAAACTATAAGTAATATTTATAAAGATGAATTTTATAATAAATATAAAATAAATAAACTTCCAGTAGAATTACAAAAAGTAGCTATGCACGCCCTTGTAACTGGTGGTCCTAAAACTATTAAATACCTTCAAGAATTAGCAGGAACAGATCAGGATATGATAATAGGTGAAAAAACTATTAAAGCTATTAAAGATAAAGGTATTACTGCTGAACAATTAAAAAATAAAATACTTTCTAAATATCAAACATTTGATCGTTGGAATGACTTTGGAAAAGGTTGGACTAATAGATTTAATGATTTAATATGACAAGTATAAATGTAAAGCTTCACGATAAACAACGTGAAGTTTTTGATGATAACCATCGTTTTAAAATAGTAGCAGCAGGTAGACGTTTTGGTAAATCTCGTTTAGCTGCTTGGCTTTTACTTATAGAAGCATTACAAAGTACAGGCAAAGATGTTTTTTATGTAGCACCAACGTATCAACAAGCAAGAGATATTTTGTGGGGTTTACTTAAAGAACTAGGACATGAGGTTATTAAGTCGGCTCATGAGAATACTTCTGTGTTAACTCTTGTTAATAACAGAAAGATATATCTTAAAGGAGCAGATCGACCAGATACACTTCGTGGTGTAGGTTTATGTTTTTGTGTAATTGATGAATACGCAGACATTAAACCTAATGTATGGGAACAGATTCTTAGACCTGCGTTAGCTGATGTACAAGGTAAAGCATTATTTATAGGAACACCTAAAGGTAGAAATCATTTTTATGATTTATATAAATATGCTGAAGGGAACAAGGATGAAGAATGGACTAGCTTTCACTATTCATCTTATGACAATCCTTTAATACCTGCAAGTGAGATTGATGCAGCAAAACGTTCTATGTCTTCTTTTGCTTTTAGACAAGAGTTCTTAGCTTCGTTTGAAGCAGCAAGTAGAGACATATTTAAAGAGGAATGGATTAAATATGATGAAGAAGAGCCTAAAGAAGGTCGTTACTTTATTGCAGTGGACTTGGCAGGTTTTGTTAAAGTGGACAAAATGGCTTCTGCTAAAAATAAACAGTTGGATGAAACAGCTATTTCAATTGTTAAAGTAAATGAAGAAGGATGGTGGGTAGCAGAAATAAAACATGGTAGGTGGGACATTAAAGAAACATGTAGTCAAATAATGTCAGCAGTGTTACACTATGAACCTACTGCAGTTGGAATTGAAAAGGGTAGTTTAAAAAATGCAGCACTACCTTACTTAATGGATTTAATGAGAAAGCATAATCATTACTTTAGAATTGATGATTGTACTCATGGTAACCAAAAGAAAACAGATAGAATAGTTTGGGCATTACAAGGTCGTTTTGAACATGAACAAGTAAAACTAAACTATGGAGATTGGAATAACGAGTTTGTAGATCAGTTAGTAAACTTTCCAAACTCACAGTTACACGATGACTTAATTGATTCACTTGCATACATAGATCAAATACAAACAGTAGATTATGCAATGGATTATGAAGACGAAGAATATGAAGTACTTGATTTAGTTGCTGGATATTAACAGAGGAAACTTATATGGCACATAACTTAGTTGATTGGATCTTAGGACACACAGAGGAGTGGAAAGATCATAGAGATCAAAACTATTTAGAAGACTGGAAAGAATATGAACGTCTTTGGAGAGGCGAATGGGCATCTGAAGATCGTTTACGTGATTCAGAGCGTAGCCGTATTACATCCCCCGCACTACAACAAGCAATTGAAAATCACACTTCAGAAATAGAAGAAGCTGTCTTTGGACAAGGCGATCATCTTTTTGATATTGAAGATGATATGAGAGATCAGAATCCTCAAGATGTTCAATACATGAAAGGCTACATGAAGGAATGTTTTAAAAAGAACAAACTTCGTAAAGCTGTTGGAGATGTACTACTACTTGCTAGTATCTATGGTACAGGTATTGGTGAGATTATTCTTAAAAAAACTAAAGAGATTGTTCCTGCTACACAAGACATGCCTGAAATAGATTCTATGGCAGTAGGTACAAAATCAGTAGAAAAAGTTAATGTTACTCTTAAACCTGTAAGTCCTCAAAACTTTATTATTGATCCTACTGCTACAGGCATTGATGATGCTATGGGAGTAGCTATTGAAGAGTTTGTATCTGCTCATCACATTGCAGATCAAATGAAAAAGAAAATATATAAGCAAGTAAAAATTAATGCTGATCCTGCTTCTGATTCTGATTTAGAAGCTAGTTGGATTGACGAAGAATACAATGATGACAAAGTAAAATTAGTTCGTTACTATGGTTTAGTTCCTGAAAAATTACTTGATTCTTCAGAAGGAGATGTGGACGATTTATTTGAAACAAATGAAACTGATTCTTTAATGGACGAATATGGTGACATGGTAGAAGCTGTTGTTGTCATTGGTAATGATGAACACATACTTAAAGCTGATCGATCACCATACATGATGAAAGACAGACCAATTATTGCTTACCAAGATGATACAGTTCCTAATCGTTTCTGGGGTAGAGGTGTAGCTGAAAAAGGTTACAACATGCAAAAAGCAATTGATGCTCAGTTACGTAGTCATCTTGATGGACTAGCACTAACTACAGTTCCTATGATGGGTATGGATGCTACACGATTACCTCGTGGTAGTAAATTTGAAGTACGTCCAGGTAAGTCAGTACTAACTAATGGTAATCCTGCTGAAATTCTTATGCCGTTTAAGTTTGGAGCAACAGATGCTTCTAACGTAGAAACAGCAAGAGTTTTTGAAAACATGTTATTACAAGCAACAGGTACTTTAGATACAGCTAACATGATGAGTCAACCACAAGGTGGACAAATTTCTATAGCTATGTCAGGAATTCTTAAAAAGAATAAACGTACTCTTGTTAACTTCCAAGATCAATTCCTTATTCCCTTTATTGAAAAAGCTGCATGGAGATTTATGCAGTTTGATCCAGAAAACTTCCCAGTACAAGATTGGAAGTTTGTTCCTAGTTCAACACTAGGTATGTTAGCTAGAGAAGTAGAACAACAACAATTTATTAATATACTTAAAACACTTGGTCCTAATAGTCCTATTACTCCTGTGTTAATGTTAGGTATTGTTAAGAATTCTAGTCTACCTAATCGTGTGGAAATGCAACAACAGATTGCTAAAACAATGCAACCTAATCCACAACAACAACAAATGGAACAAGCTATGCTACAAGTTAAAATGCAACAAGAACAAGCATTGGCTGCTAAAACTATGGGTGAAGCTAAAGAACGTGAAGCAATGGCTCAAAAACATATGGTGGAAGCACAGCTTGAACCTGACCTTGTTAAGGCTAAACTAATGGCAGCTATTTCTACAAACTTACCAGAAGAAGACGATATGATTGCTAAAGAGTTTGATAGACGAGTTAAAATTGCAGAGTTAATGCTTAAAGAAAAACAAATCGATTTAAAAGAACAAGATATGCAAGACAATAAAGAAATTGTTAGATTGCAGATGGCAAAGAAATAGCTTGACAAACTTTTAATTTTATGTTATAATAATTAGTATATGGCAATAGAAAAAGATTTACAAGAGTATTATGAAGCTCGATTTGATATGATGGCTTCTAAAGGATGGAAACAGTTTATTGAAGATACTCAAAATCTTTTTGATAACTATAACCAAATAACATCGACTGATAGTTTAGAAGAATATCATAAACGTAAAGGTCAATTAGATATACTCCAATGGATTCTCTCATTACATTCTGTGAGTGAACAATCTTACGAGGAACTACAAAATGAAGAAACTCTTTGAGTTTCAGTGTTCTCATTGTAATCACTACTTTGAAGAATTAACTGAGTACACTAAAACACTAACATGTCCTTCTTGTGGCAAAGAGGCTGATAAACTTATCAGTACACCTCGTGTCCATTTAGAAGGTCATTCAGGAAGCTTTCCAGGAGCTGCGATGTCTTGGGAGAAAAAGCGTAAACAAAAACTCGCAGATGAAAAGAAGAACGCTAACACGTAGCCGAGTTAGTAATTCTTTCCTAAAATGCTATAACGCACAGGAGAAATAATATGGCAGAATTAATTGATGAAGTTTTAGAAAATGAACTGGAAGCCTCTAGTTTAGAAGAAGAAAAGATTGAAGATTCTACACCAGAACAACCTCAATCAGAACCTGAAGCTAACGAGGAGACAAAGCCAGAAGATGATCTACCAGAGAAGTATAAAGGTAAGTCTTTAAAAGACATTGTAACAATGCACCAAGAAGCTGAAAAGTTAATTGGTAAGCAAGGTTCTGAAGTTGGTGACTTACGTAAAGTGGTAGACGACTTTATTAAAACTCAAACAACAAAAGATTCGGAAAAGGCGGCTAAAGAAACAGAAGCAATTAGTCCAGATGATTTTATAGATGATCCACAAAAAGCAATTAATAAGGCTGTTGAGAATCATCCATCAATCAAAGAAGCAAAAGAAAGTGCTAAAGCTATGAAACGTTCTGAAACTCTAGCAAAGATACAACAAGAGTTTCCTGATGTTCAAACTGTAGTACAAGATCCTAAATTTGCTGAATGGATTAAAGCCTCACGAGTTAGAACTGAATTGTTTACACGAGCAGAAGTAGATTATGATTTTGATTCTGCTAAAGAATTATTAGATACTTGGAAAGAGAAACAAAACATCTCTAAAAAAGTAGCTGAAACTTCTAAAGTAGATCGAGAACAACAATTAAAAGCTGCAGATGTAGGTAGTAATAGTTCTACAAGTGAACCTGTTTCTAAAAAGAAATATCGTCGAAGCGATATTATTAAACTTATGCAAACCGATCCAGATCGTTATGACTCCATGTCTGAAGAGATTATGACAGCATACAGAGAAGGACGGGTTATTTAACTTTTAGAAAGGAATTATTATGGCATTAGGTTCAAATCATGTAACCAATACTACTGCCGCTACTTTTATCCCTGAGATTTGGTCCGACGAGGTTATTGCTGCTTACAAAAAGAATTTAGTAACAGCTAACCTTTTCAAAAAAATCTCTTTTAAGGGTAAAAAAGGCGACACACTACACATCCCTAAACCAACACGTGGCAATGCTTCTTTAAAAGCAGCTGAAACTCAAGTAACATTGATTGCAGCTACTGAAACAGAAGTACAAGTAAACGTAGATAAACACTACGAATACTCACGTTTGATTGAGGATATTACAGAAGTACAAGCACTTACATCTATGCGTAGATTCTACACAGACGATGCAGGTTATGCTTTAGCAAAACAAGTTGATACTTCTTTAGTTCAACTAGGTCGTGGTTTTAATGCAGGAGCAGGTACTGCTGCTTATGATAAAGCGTTTGTTGGTTCAGATGGTTCAACATTATATGTTGCAGCTTCTAACAACGAAGCAGCTTTAACAGATGCAGCTATCCGTAGAACAATTCAACGTCTTGATGACAATGATGTTCCAATGGATGGACGTTTCTTATTAATCCCACCATCAGCAAGAAACACATTAATGGGTTTAGCTCGTTATACTGAACAAGCCTTTGTAGGTGAAGTAGGTAATAACAACACAATCCGTAATGGTGAAATTGGAAACCTTTATGGTATTCCAGTATTTGTTTCTTCTAATTGTGATACAACATCTGGCTCAGGTGCTGCTCGTGTAGCATTAATGGGACATAAAGACTCAGCTGTTTTAGCTGAACAAGTTGGTGTTCGTTCACAAACACAATATAAACAAGAATACTTAGGTACTCTTTACACTGCAGATACTCTCTATGGTGTTAAAGAACTACGTGATGACGCTTGTTTTGCATTAGCAGTTCCTGCTTAATGTTTGGAAGTCCCCCGTTCTGGGGGACATTCCTTTACTTAGGAGATACAAATGATATTTAAGTGTAAAAAAACAGGTAATACAGTAGAGTTTACAGCCGAACATGATGTAGTGGCTATGAAACAACATCCAGATTATGAAGTCGTAGAAGAACACAAAAAAGAAACCAAAAAGAAAAAAACATTCTTTAGCTCAGAGGACTAATAATGGCAATTTATCGAGGTCCAGGTGGATCAGGTGATGCTACTACTGATGCCCAAAATGAAGGAACTATAGCTAGTAATAAAGCCACAGAAGCGGCTGCTAGTGCTACTGCTGCTGCCTCTAGTGCAACGGCAGCTGCGACTTCAGCAGCAAACGCTGCTACATCAGAAACAAACGCATCTACCTCTGCTAGTAGTGCAGGTTCATATGCTTCTGCAGCTGCTACCTCTGCAAGTAATGCTACTACTTCTGAAACTAATGCTAGTGCTTCAGCAAGTGCTGCTGCAACTAGTGAAACCAATGCAGCTACCTCCGAATCTAATGCTTCAACCTCAGCAACTAATGCTGCAACATCAGCTACTAATGCCTCTACATCCGAAACAAATGCAGCATCTTCAGCTACAGCAGCAGCAACTTCTGCAACAAGTGCGGCTACTTCTGCTACAAATGCTTCAACAAGTGAAACTAATGCAGCATCAAGTGCAACAGCTGCTGCTACATCCGAATCTAATGCTGCTACGTCTGAAGCTAATGCAGCAACTTTATATGATAACTTTGACGATAGATACTTAGGTGTTAAAAGTTCAGCTCCAACAGTAGACAATGATGGAGATGCTTTAATAACTGGTGCTGTTTACTGGAACAGTACTACAACTACATTTTATGTTTGGAATGGTTCAGCATGGGTAGTTACAACAGACAATGCTTCTTCTATAGCGGCAGCTGCAAGTGCAAGTGCAGCAGCTACTTCAGAAAGTAATGCAGCAACTTCAGAGTCAAACGCAGCAACATCTGCTACAAACGCTGCAACTTCGGCAACAAATGCAGCAACTTCCGAAACTAATGCTGCAGCTAGTTATGATTCATTTGATGATCGTTATCTTGGTTCTAAATCATCTGCACCTTTAGTAGATAATGATGGTGATGCTCTATTAACAGGAGCTTTATATTGGAATAGTACAGGGGATCAATTATATGTATGGAATGGTAG